GCAGGCGTTGTGGGCCCGTCGTCCGTCTGGCACCATCCATCACAGCGATAAAGGCTCTCAGTATGTGTCACTGGCCTATACGGAGCGACTAAAAGAAGCCGGATTACTGGCATCAACAGGGAGTACAGGCGACTCGTATGACAACGCGATGGCTGAGAGCATCAATGGTCTTTACAAAGCGGAGGTAATACACCGTAAGAGCTGGAAAAACCGTGCAGAAGTGGAACTGGCCACACTAACGTGGGTGGACTGGTATAACAATCGACGATTGCTGGGAAGGCTGGGCCATACTCCTCCGGCAGAAGCAGAAAAAGCTTATTATGCTTCCATCGGAAACGATGATCTGGCAGCCTGAGTTCACAGATAAAACACTCTCCAGGAAACCCGGGGCGGTTCACGTTGGTTAGCTATTAACGCGGGTATGTAATCATTCTGGCAATGCTTAATGCCGCTGCTTTTTCCAGATTAGTGATATCCTGCTCCAGAGCGGACAGATTTTCAGCCTGCTTAGCCCTGGCTTCATTGGCCCATTTCAGATCCTGCGCTGCATTAATTTTCTGGTGCATCCACTCATAAAGTTCATCATCGGTATAGTCTGGCGCGATGATGACGGGTTCTCGTTTCTGCATACTGATTCCTCGCGGTGCTGTTTCGCTTATCAGCCGTTAGATTTTGCCGAGCTGGAAAGCGCCTGTTTAAACTCACTGAAGCTGAGAGCTTCTTCGCCTTCGGCAAGGCCTTCGAAGTATTCTTCGTAAGCCTTTTCCATGATTGTGTCGAAATCCATATCACTCACCTGAGTTTCTTTCCAGCCAGCGACGGGCACCATTTTCGGTTTTAAACGTTTTGCTTTTGGTATACGTCATCGCGGTGAATGTGCCGTCCTGGTTGGGAAACACGCCGTACACCAGAGATTCATTGTTGCCAAGATCGATAGTATCCATGCTGACCTCATTTCCCCTTAACGCCGGGGTAGCGGAACTAAAAAACTGCTGCGCTGTTATATAAAGTGTTCCCGCCGTCATGTTCATACGCCTCGGGCTGGCTACTTAACCCCTGACCACTGCCGGGTAACTCGAAGTATTGCCTGGCGTTCTGTGGGGCGGGGTGGGTTGATGAATGAACAATACCACTACTATTTAATTATGTAAATAGCAGTGCTATTATCGTGGCAAGAAAAAAACCACCCGAAGGTGGTTGTTGACAGGAAGGATTAACAGGTTTTGTTTGGATACTGTCTTCGTGAGTGAACTACATTTACGATCTCGATGTTAGATGCTGTTACTCGGTAAAGTATTATGTAGTTAGGATGAGTCACTATCTCACGAAGACTTGGAACTCTTTCGCTCGGTGGGTACAGATAAGGGTGTTCAGTAAGTGACAAAACTGATGTTTCAATGCGTATTTTTAGTCTACGTGCAGCGGGAGGGTTTTCCTTAGCAATATAGGCTACGATCTGACGTAAATCATCACGTGCAGAAGGTAGCCATAAAATGGGCAGCATTACTCACTCCTGTTCGTTGCAGCTAATTGAGCAATAAGGTTTTCCATTTCAGCCATTACTTCGTCATGTGGAATTGCAGGACGGGGATCTGAGAGGCTTGCTGCCACTTTGGTTCGCAACCATTCGTTATAGCTGTTTTCTTGTTCGACTGTTTCAAATTCAGAAATTATCGGGGAAAGGGCTGTACTCATGTTTTTACCTCCTCAGATTAGGCGCGACGACCCTTTTGCGCAGCTAGCCATCGCGCAACGATTTCTTCAATTGATTCTTTTTTCTCCTTCATTTCCTTAAGCATTTTCTCTTTATCTTCTTTGGGGAAAGCCCTGAACGTCTGGAGCAAATCCCGCTCCATGGGGTCTATATTAAACGGAAGTTCGTTTTCCGATTGTTCCATATCTGCAGATATAGTGACAACATTGTCCTCCCCAGATTCTTGGGGATACATCCTTACAATTTGTAACAACTCGGCCATATCTGGTCTGATTGACTCGGGAGGAACTTGCAGCAACCCTGCGAACTTGATAACAGCCTCAAGATTTAAAGGTGTCTGACCATTTAGATAATGGCTTACAGCTCCCTGTGTCGAAAATCCCAGAATTTCTGCCGCACGCTCTTGGGTTAACCCTAGTTGATTTTTTTTCGCCGTCCAGATTTCTTTCAGTCTCTGGGCGGCTTGCAGGTCGATCTCTGACAGGGATTTTCTTTTCATACCTTCAATTCTAATAAGATTATTAATCTCTTTGAAATAGTGATGCTATTTACTTTTAAAAATAACAATGCTATTAATGATCGTGATGACATCACATGAGGTGAACAATGAATCTTGGAGAATATTTGCATCATTCCGGTATAACTCAGAAGCATTTTGCTGAAATTGTTGGGGTAACCCAAGGGATGGTAAGCCATGTCATTACCGGACGGGCGAAACTTACGGGGAAAAAAATTTTACGCTGGTGCGAAGCAACAGGCTGGATAGTAACTCCGCACGAGATTGATGGCAGTACTTATCCCAACCCAACCGACGGCTTACCTGTCGAGTATCAGGCTAACACACAACCAGAGGCGGGGGTGATTCATGAAAATCAAGCATGAACACATCCGCATGGCAATGAATGCCTGGGCGTATCCAGACGGTGAGAAAGTTCCAGCAGCTGAAATAGCCCGGACTTATTTCGAACTGGGGATGACGTTCCCGGAACTGTACGACGACAGCCATCCGGAAGCCCTGGCCCGTAATACCCAGAAAATTTTCCGCTGGGTAGAGAAAGACACCCCTGATGCAGTTGAAAAAATTCAGGCGTTGTTACCAGCGATCGAAAAGGCAATGCCACCTTTGCTGGTGGCCAGAATGCGCAGCCACAGTTCAGCTTATTTTCGGGAGCTGGTGGAGACGCGGGAGCGACTGGTGAGAGACGCTGATGATTTTGTCGCAGTGGCAATCGCCGGTTTCAATCAGATGAACCGTGGTGGCCCGGCAGGAAATGCTGTGGCAGTACATTGACTGACAATAGCCATATCGAATCGCTTCCGGCAACTCGTGAGTAAAAAGATTCGGTATCAGAAGAGGTGAGTATGGCTAACGCCTGGCTCAGATTATGGCATGACATGCCAAATGACCCTAAGTGGCGAACAATTGCCAGGGTGTCAGGGCAGCCAATTGCAACAGTGATGGCAGTGTATATCCACCTCCTGGTGAGCGCGTCACGAAATGTCACGCGAGGTCACATTGATGTCACGACAGAAGATTTGGCAAGTGCGCTCGACGTGACAGAAGAGGTAATTGATTCAATTTTGCAGACGATGCAGGGGCGGGTACTTGATGGTGATTTAATCACTGGATGGGAAAAACGCCAGGTGCTTAAAGAGGACAACGGCAATATTTCGCAAACCGCAAAATCTCCGGCAGAGCGCAAGAGGGCGCAGCGTGAGAGGGAAAGAAAGCGGGAACAAAATGGCGATTGTCACGGCGCGTCACGAAATGTCACGCACATGTCACGACAAGTCACGACAGATAAAGATACAGATACAGAATTAAACCCCACACATAACGCGCGCATGCGCGAGAGTGCTCCAACCGGTGAGTCGCATGGTGCGCCGTTGCAGACAGCCGAACCTGAATACCTGGACGGCCTGAGCGAACCGATCGGGAAATTTTCGATGACTACTGTCTGGCAGCTGTCGTCGGATTTTCGACAACGGGCAGCAGTGTGGGGTATGGCTCTGCCTGAGCCGGAATTTACACCTGCAGAGCTTGCCGCATTCCGGGATTACTGGATGGCGGAGGGGAAGGTTTTCACGCAGGTTCAGTGGGAGCAGAAATTTGCCCGCCACGTGCAGCACGTCAGGGCACAGGTAAAACCAGTCAGCAAGGGGGTAAGCCATGCAGCATCAGGTGGCACGGCATCACGGGCAGTTCAGGAAATCCGGGCAGCACGCGAACAGTGGGAACGTGACAACGGATTTATCAGCAACGGAAACGGCCTGGAAGCTGTGGGAGCTTATGGGGGAGGTGTATTCGAACCGCTGGACACAGAAGAACGGGGCCGCACCTTCGAAGCTCTGGATTGCCCAGATTGGCGCGATGACTGAACAGCAAATCCGGCTGGTCTGCCGTCAGTGCATGGACCGCTGCCGGGCGGGTGAAACGTGGCCCCCGGACCTGGCTGAGTTTGTTGCACTGATTTCGGAGAGTGGGGCAAATCCATTTGGTCTTACGGTGGATGCAGTGATGGAAGAGTACCGGCGCTGGCGCAATGAATCCTGGCGATACGACGGGAGTGATAAATACCCGTGGCCACAGCCTGTGCTGTACCACATCTGCCTCGAAATGCGTACCAGAGGGATTGAGCGCCAGATGACGCAGGGTGAGTTAAAACGACTTGCGGAACGGCAACTGACGAAATGGGCAAAGCATGTTGGTAACGGGATGAGTGTTCCGCCAGTGCGACGACAACTGGAAGGGGCGAAACACCCGCAAGGGCCAACGCCAATTGAACGGCTGAAACAGGAATACGAACGCCGGAAGGCAGCTGGTTTTATTTGAATCTGAGAAACGATTTTGTCGGAGGAAATATTAATGGAAACCGTATTTGACGCACTGAAAGCACTGAAAAAAGCCTCTTCACATGTGGTGGCAGCTCGCCTTGGAATCAGTCGTGAAGAGGCTGTCAACGAGCTGTGGGAACTCAAAAGAAATGGCGTCGTTGATAAAACTGGTCACACCTGGTTTCTGGCTGGCGAAGGTGAATCCCGGGTAACCGAAGAGCGGCCAGTAAAATCTGAAGCACAGGATATGCTGACCGGGGAGGTCGAACAAAAAGTTACCGCGGACATGATGATTGAGTTTATCTGTCAGGATGGGGCTAAAACGTGTGAGGAACTGGCGGATAAGTTCGGTGTTAGCATTCGCAAGGTTGCTTCCACGTTGGCGGTCGTAACAGCAACGGGGCGCCTGGCACGCGTAAATCAGAACGGTAAATTTCGTTACTGCATACCGGGCGCTGATTTACCGGCAGAGCCGGAAGCTGCATCCGTAGCGGAAACGGATGGTAAAGCCATTCCTCAGCCAGCAGGTATTGCGTTACCTGTCCGGGAAGCGGAAACACAGGAAGAAATAAAAACTGAAAGTGTGGCGGTCACAGTGCAGTCACAGCCGTCGTTCACCAGAAAACATCCGGATGGTCTGATTTTACCATCGCTGCATGTGGCTAACCGCGAGCTGCGCCGGGCAAAAGGTCAGGTTCAGAAGTGGGAGCGAGTCTGCGCCGCGCTGCGGGAGCTGTACAAGCACCGGGATATTGTTCGACAGATTGTCGATTCATCCGGTCGTATTGTGTCGGAAAAGTGATTGCCGGAGGCGCTTATGGCAAAAGTATTTACACCAGAAGAGCGGGAAGAAGTGAAGGCGCGCATTGTGGAATTCGTGCGCCTGAGCGGACGAGAAACTTTTCGACAACTGGCAGATAAAACGGGTGTCAGTAAGACCGCTATTCGTCGTTTATCTGGTGCGCTTGCGGCCAGTGGTGATGTCTGGCTCTGTGATTGCGGGGTATTTCCATCAGAGCAGGCGTATCGCGTATGGCGTAAGACACCGGAGAAGGCTGCTGACCCGACACTGATTCGAAAGTTACCAGACGGAGAAATACGCCGCTACGACAGGCGCCTGAATATAATCTGTCGCGAGTGCCGGAAGAGCGAAGCTATGCAGCGTGTACTGACATTTTATCAAGGAAATGTTAGGTATTTTAGACGTTACTAGATTAAAGAGCATTAGTTCAGATGTGAATTGACATTTTCATGGCGCAGGGTAGAGCCAGCGTGGTTGTCCGCTTTGCGTCAAAACCAGATATTACCAGATTTAGACATATATTCCCGATAGCCCTGCTCTGATGCTACACTCTGTGCTATTTTCATGACCCCAATAAAAATATTTATGACTATTGCTGATTTCAAACGGCCTAAATTGGAACTCCCAAACGGGGCAAACAAACTACTACTGCACTCTTGCTGTGCTCCATGTTCCGGTGAAGTGATGGAGGCGCTTCAGGCCTCGGGAATCGACTACACCATCTTTTTCTACAACCCGAACATTCATCCTCAGAAAGAGTATTTAATTCGTAAGGATGAAAATATTCGCTTTGCTGAACAACACGGCGTGCCGTTTATCGATGCTGATTACGACACCGACAACTGGTTTGAACGTGCCAAAGGAATGGAATGGGAGCCTGAGAGGGGGATCCGTTGTACCATGTGTTTTGACATGCGTTTTGAGCGGACAGCGTTGTACGCTGCTGAAAATGGTTTCAGTGTGATCAGCAGTTCACTGGGCATTTCACGCTGGAAAAATATGCAGCAGGTTAACGAGTGTGGGCGGCGAGCTGTTGCGCATTATCCGGGTATGGTGTACTGGGATTATAACTGGCGCAAGCAGGGCGGCTCGTCCCGTATGATTGAAATCAGCAAGCGCGAAAAATTCTATCAGCAGGAATATTGTGGCTGTGTGTATTCTCTGCGCGATACCAATCTACACCGCAAATCTCAGGGACGCCCTCTTATCAAAATTGGCCAACTCCACTACGGAAAAGAAGAGAAGGAGTGATTTTATGGATCACCTTTCTGATTGATTTCATATTGGCGAGGTGACGTGAGTTAAGTAGAATTGCTGCGGGTGCCTGAGGCTGTCTGCCTCAGGCATGAACACCAAAAGGCAGATAGAGAAAGCCCCAGTTAACATTACGCGTCCTGTAAGACGCTCAACATTAATCTGAGGCATATGGATGCGGATGAAAGAATTAAATAAATTCAGAGTGATAGACCTCTTTTGTGGGGCAGGTGGATTATCTTATGGTTTTCTTCATGGAGAGATGTCTGACTACTTTGAAAGTATCCTTGCTATTGATAATAATGCTGCAGCTATAAATACCTACAATGCCAATTTTGGTTTGCATGGAGTTCAGGCAAATATTGAGGAGTGGGCATCCAGCAATACTGTTCCTGAGGCTGATGTGGTCATAGGTGGCCCCCCGTGTCAGGGATTCAGTTTATTAAATAAGAATCGTTATGGTGATCACCGAAGAGCATTGTGGGAGCCTTATATGGATGTCATTGAGCGTTCAAGGGCTTGTATGTTCGTCATGGAAAATGTCCCCGGATTGCTGATAAGCGATGAGTTTGCGGACATTACGTTTAGAGCGAAATCCATGGGCTTTATTCTGCTTAATCCAATGGTGTTGAATACTGCTGACTATGGAGTACCTCAGACAAGAAAACGAACGATAGCAATCGGTATCAAACGAGAACTCTTCGATGTGCATAGTATTCCGGCGTTCCCGCCAGCACCAACGCATCGTTCCCCTGATAAGGATGTCGCTTTGCCTGAATGGGTCTGTACGCGTGATGCAATTGGTGACTTACCTGCTCCTGTTGGAACTGATATTCGTAATGAACTTCCTCCGCTGAACTTACATTTTGGGCGTAATCCCACACCTGTTTCTTTGGAGCGATATAAAGCGGTTCCACCAGGAGGTAACCGTTTCGATTTACAGAAAAAAAGACCTGATATAACCCCGGCGTGCTGGCTAAAAAAGAAATCTGGAGGGACCGATTTGTTTGGACGTCTGTGGTGGGACAGACCTTCAGTAACGATTCGTACTGAGTTTTTCAAACCGGAGAAAGGGCGATATTTACATCCGGAAGAGGATCGGCCAATAACTCATCGTGAGGCAGCGAGATTAATGTCTTTTCCTGATAATTTCATTTTTACCGGTTCAAAAACTGAGATTGCAAAGCAGATCGGGAATGCTGTTCCACCGCTATTTGCGGCAAAAATCGCACAATATGTGTATGGAGTTTTGCAGGGACGGTATAAGAATAACATCAGTAAGAATAGTCAAGCAGCCTGAAGGAAATCCAGAAATGAATGGAGATTTGGTTGACAGCATAGTTGGTTTTGCTGAAGCCAGAAAGGAGTTTCATGCCCAATTGTTACTGAATACGCTCACAATTAATACTGCCGGAGTTGTTAGTAACGCAGATAGCAGTAACAAAAACAGTAAAGCTATAGCAAGAGAAATTGCTCGCTTCTTGCAGGCTGAAACGATTGGTGAACGTGTTGCAGGGCAAACATCTGGTAATCAGTTTGAGAGTATCTGCGCAGAGTTTATAGAAAAAACCTTTTTTAAACTCAGCCACTTACGCCCTGGAAAATGGAATGTACATCAGGTTTCTGGTAGAAACAGATTAGAGATAGCTAAATATGAACAATATGCCCATCTTATAGCATTGGATAGTGCTGCAAAAAGTAATCCTCAGCTAGCTGCTGCACTGGGGAGTGATTATACGATTTCACCAGATATTATTGTTGAAAGAGAACCTGAATGTGATCAAGTTATCAACAGTCCTGAATTACTGGTGGATGATTCTGTTACCCGCATGTCAGCTCTCAGGAGTTCGAATGGTGGGAAACCAATATTACACGCAAGTATTTCCTGCAAATGGACAATAAGAAGCGACCGGGCCCAGAATGCTCGTTCTGAGGCATTAAATCTTATTCGCAACCGTAAGGGAAATCTCCCTCATGTAATGGTTGTTACTGCTGAGCCTACTCCAAGTCGTCTGGCGTCTATTGCTCTTGGTACTGGTGATATAGATTGCGTGTATCATTTTGCGCTTTATGAACTTATATCAGCAGTTGAAATACTGGGGCTCAGCGATGCAGCTGACATGCTTTCCGTGATGGTTAATGGTAAAAGATTAAAGGATATTTCTGATCTTCCCTTGGATCTTGCAGTCTGACATCTCTACGTAAATAGAGTCTGTCATATTTTAACTGTGATGGCACGTCATTGACTTCAGTACATTTTTACTAACCCGCTTCGCGGGTTTTGTTTTTTCCTGGCATTCTGGTTTACAATCCACACGCCAGCCTGAACAACTGGCACCTGCTGCGCCAGCAGAGACAACCGATGGCGCACGATACCAAATTACACAATTCTGATGATTCTGCCGTCTTTGCCAGCAGGCACGGGCGGCGTTCCCGCACTTTCAAATCTGACTGGTTCCAGCATCCCCCATGCACTGAAGAACAGGCCGAATGGCTGATTCATAACTACCGCAGACGTGGATATGAGTTTAGGAAAGCCCTCACCCTCGATTATCGTCACTGGATAATCTACGTCAGACTCCCTTATTCCGAACGCCCACCGCGTCCGTCCCGCACATTCCAGCAACGCATCTGGAGGTAACGTGCGGGTATTACTTCGACCTGTTCTGGTACCGGAACTCGGGCTGGTGATCGTTAAGCCGGGCCGTGAATCCATGCCGGTATTCCACAATACCCGGGTACTGGTGGAGCCGGAACCGAAAAGCATGCGTAATCTGCCGTCCGGGGTCGTTCCTGTCGTTCGCCAGCCGCTGGCGGAGGATAAATCATTACTGCCATTTTTCAGCGACGAACGAGTGATTCGTGCTGCTGGTGGCGCTGGCGCATTGTCTGACTGGTTACTGCGCCATGTTAAATCCTGCCAGTGGCCACACGGCGATTATCACCACAGTGAAACCGTCATTCACCGTTATGGTACCGGCGCAATGGTGTTGTGCTGGCACTGCGACAACCAGCTGCGCGACCAGACCTCCGAATCACTCGGGCAACTTGCTCACCAAAACCTGTCTGCATGGATGATTGACGTCATACGCCATGCAATGAATGGCTCGCAGGAACGGGAATTATCGCTGGCTGAATTATCCTGGTGGGCGGTCCGCAATCAGGTGGCGGACGCGCTACCGGAAGCGGTATTACGTCGTTCGCTGGGGTTGCGTGCGGAAAAAATCCGCTCAATGTACCGTGAAAGCGACATCGTACCGGGAGAGCAGACCGCCACCAGCATACTGAAGCAGCGCACAAAAAATCTTGCGCCGCTGCCTCACGCCCACCAGCAAAACCCGCCACAGGAAGAGACGGTGGTCAGCATTGCCGTTGATCCTGAGTCTCCGGAATCTTTCATGAAACGACCTAAACGTCGCCGCTGGGTTAACGAGAAATACACACGCTGGGTGAAGACACAGCCGTGTGCGTGTTGTGGTAAGCCAGCCGACGATCCCCATCACCTGATTGGTCATGGTCAGGGCGGAATGGGGACAAAATCTCACGATATTTTCACGCTACCGCTGTGTCGGGAGCATCACAACGAGCTTCATGCGGATCCTCTGGCGTTCGAAGAAAAGCATGGTTCTCAGGTTGATTTAATTTTTCGTTTTCTTGATCACGCCTTTGCAACTGGCGTGCTTGGGTAAAAGAGGTGACTGATGCTCATAGATTTGGTTTTACCTTACCCGCCGACGGTGAACACTTACTGGCGACGCCGTGGCAGCACATATTTTATCTCGGAGGAGGGAAAGCGTTATCGCCGGGCTGTGGCGCTTATTGTTCGCCAGCAGCGGCTGAAATTAAGCCTGTCCGGAAGGCTGGCGATAAAGGTGATTGCAGAGCCACCGGATAAGCGTCGTCGCGACCTGGACAATATCCTGAAAGCACCGCTGGATGCGCTGACGCATGCGGGAGTGTTAATGGACGATGAGCAGTTTGATGAAATCAATATCGTTCGTGGTCAGCCAGTATCTGGTGGACGTATGGGGGTGAAGATTTACCCCATAATGCATGAAGAGCAGGTCAAAAAATGAAACTGGAAGATTTACCGAAATACTACTCCCCAAAATCCCCTGGCCTGACCGATGCATCGGCCTCAACGTCAAAAGATGCGCTGAGTATCACTGATGTGATGGCCGCGCAGGGCATGACACAGAATCGGGCTGAGATGGGGTTTTCTGCGTTCCTGGGGAAAATGGGCATCAGTATGAATGACAGGGCGCGGGCAACAGAATTACTGGCAGATTATGCACTCAGTCGGTGCGATCGTGTGGCGGCGTTGAGAAAACTTCCGGCAGAAATAAAACCGGTAGTGATGCGCATTATGGCTTCGTATGCGTTTGAAGATTATGCCCGTAGCGCGGCGAGCAAAAAACAGTGCCCCTGCTGTCACGGAAAAAAATTTATTGAAAGCGAGGTTTTTACAAACAAGATCCAGTATCCGGATGGTAAGCCACCAGTGTGGGCAAAGTGCACAAAAGGCGTGTATCCGTCTTACTGGGAAGAATGGAAAAAAGTCAGGGAGGTGGTAAAAGTTGCCTGTCCGGAGTGTGGCGGAAAGGGTGAGGTTTCCACCGCCTGTAAGGATTGCCGTGGGCGTGGTGTCGCCATTCATCGTGAAGAGTCGGTAAAACGTGGTATGCCTGTTATCAGAGATTGCCAGCGTTGTGGTGGTCGTGGCTGTGAAAGGCTGCCATCAACGGAGGCATTTAATGCCATATGCAAAGTGACGAGTGCTATCACGCTTGATACGTGGAAAAAATCAGTGAAACGCTTTTACGATACGTTGGTGGTTCGGTTTGACATTGAAGAGGCATGGGCGGAGCGGCAGTTAAAGAGGGTAACGCGATAGTGTTGTTGATTTTTCCCGAATCTGTGGTAAATTTGCCCTAACGATGGGCGTTTTATGCCTGACGTTAGAAGATTTTTTACACCCCGCCGCCTGGCGGGTTTTTTATGACTGAAATCGCGTCAGTACAGTAAACGCGCTGGTGGCGGTGAATACCTGTCTTTCAGCTTGCTGGCTTTTTCGACAAGAGTTATTGGTGTGTCACGTTAACCGGAAAAGGGAAAAAGACATGCTAAAACAGCAGGATATGACAGAAACCGCCAGAGTGGTGTTTAATGAATTAAGCGTTACCGAACCGGCGACAGTCGGGGAGATAGCGCAGAATACTTACCTTTCACGCGAACGCTGCCAGTTAATACTGACCCAGCTGGTTATGGCGGGGCTGGCAGACTATCAGTTCGGTTGTTACAGACGCCTTCCGCAGTGAAGGCTTTTTTATTTGTGGTAAATGGGCGGCTGGTGGGTGTTAGGGGCACCCACCAGCCATCTGCTCATGCGTTGGGTTCACAAGCAAACCTCAGGCCCACTGCTTTGCGCAAAAGCAGAATGAGCCTATCAGAGACAGGCTTAATGATCCATGCTTAATACTGTAAAAATATCCAGTTGTGAGTTAATCAACGCCGACTGCCTGGAATTTATCCGGTCGTTACCCGAAAATTCTGTTGACCTGATAGTCACGGACCCGCCGTACTTTAAAGTGAAGCCTGAAGGCTGGGATAACCAGTGGAAGGGCGACGATGATTACCTGAAGTGGCTGGACCAGTGTCTGGCGCAGTTCTGGCGGGTGCTGAAACCTGCCGGAAGTCTTTACCTGTTCTGTGGTCATCGCCTGGCATCTGATATCGAAATCATGATGCGTGAACGCTTCAGTGTGCTGAACCATATTATCTGGGCGAAGCCGTCCGGACGCTGGAACGGATGCAACAAGGAAAGCCTGCGGGCGTATTTCCCCGCCACAGAGCGCATTCTGTTCGCGGAACATTATCAGGGGCCGTATCGTCCGAAAGATGCCGGGTATGCGGCGAAGGGCAGTGCACTGAAACAGCATGTGATGGCCCCGCTGATTTCTTACTTTCGTGATGCGCGCGCGGCCCTGGGGATAACGGCAAAACAGATTGCAGATGTCACAGGAAAGAAAAACATGGTGTCGCACTGGTTCAGTGCCAGTCAGTGGCAGCTACCGAACGAAAGCGATTATCTGAAATTACAGTCGCTGTTTGCCCGGGTGGCAGAAGAGAAACATCAGCGCGGTGAACTGGAAAAGCCCCACCACCAGCTGGTGGATACGTATACGTCACTGAACCGGCAGTATGTGGAGCTGCAGAGTGAATATAAGCATCTGCGGCGGTATTTTGGTGTGACGGCGCAGGTGCCGTACACGGATGTGTGGACACATAAACCGGTGCAGTTCTATCCCGGGAAACATCCGTGCGAAAAACCGGCAGAAATGCTGCAGCAGATAATCAGCGCAAGCAGTCGTCCGGGTGACCTGGTTGCAGATTTTTTCATGGGGTCGGGTTCAACGGTAAAAGCGGCGATGGCACTGGGGCGTCGTGCGATTGGCGTTGAACTGGAGACCGGACGTTTTGAGCAGACAGTCAGGGAAGTTCAGGATTTAATCGTTTGAAACGGATGAGATTGCAGAATTAATTACGCACCATTATTATTCTGCTTCCGGCCCTTTAGCTCAGTGGTGAGAGCGAGCGACTCATAATCGCCAGGTCGCTGGTTCAAATCCAGCAAGGGCCACCATCACAAACCGCCATTAGCTTATCAGGAAGAGCAGACGACACGATAACAGGGTTGTTGGTGCGGGGGCGGGTCCCATAAGCGCTAACTTAAGGGTTGAACCATCTGAAGAATGCGACGCCTCGGTGCCTCGTTAAGACGATGCCTCGCGTTCTTCAATTGCGTTTTGTAGGCTGTCAGGGATACTGTCCCACGAATGGCCACCTGTAAGCTCCAGATGACCATTTTTGTTATTCTCCACAACGAGTTAGTTCTTCTTTTCGGATCCGGCACTTCTGGGGGGGAAATCCAGCGATGGCTGGATTATGTCGTCAATTAAAAATGCGGCGAGTAGATTAGCAAATATCCACGCTTTCGCGAGTTCAGGTTCCTTTGCACGCAAAGCATCCAGGTGCAGCAAACTTTTGAGCCGCTTAAAAGCCAGTTCAATTTGCCATCGCAGACGGTAACAATCA